GTTTAAATACTACTTGTGGGGAAATTATAAAACTATTTGATATACCAAAAGAGATAATAAATGATAACGAACGGCAAAGTTGTTATTATTATTTCAATAAGAATTATGTAGTAGAACACAAGAGAAACCTTGAAACATAAGGTTTTAAAGGGTTTGAGTAGTACAAGAAATAAGTTGTAAATACTTACTGGGGCATTAGCGCAGCTGGGAGCGCACCACACTGGCAGTGTGGGGGTTATATGTTTAAAAAAGCTAGTATTTATAGACATTATGGTGATTTGCTGGTAAATATCTACCCTAGTTTCTACCCTAGTTAGAAACAATGATATAAAATTAAGGCAGTCATATTGACTGCCCTTTAGATTATAATATAACCTCATGTTTTAAATTTTCTTTAATCCATTTCTTATATTCTTTTTCTGGAATGAAGTAGCCTCTTCCAATTGTTATTTTTGGAAACCCTTCTAAAGATACCAATTGATAAGCCTTTCTCCTGCCTATTCCTAGATGTTTCTGTATATCAGAAACTTTTAACATTTTGTCTAACTCCATAGTACCCTCCGTCATGTTGTTATCTATATTGCATTACATAGTTATAAACTTCATACCAATTCCAACATCTCTTTCCTTCCCAATCTTCATTCCACTCATAAATATCACCGTAGCAGATTTTAATATCGGCATTTGAAGTTTTAAGATTCGCTACATTATCGTCGATAAGTATTCCGCCACTCATATCTATATGACTTTTATCTTTTACAATATTAAGATTGCAGCCTATATATTTAACAGAAGGGAAGTCTTTTTTAAGCCATTTCTCTTTATAGTACAAATTATCTTCATATCCTAAAGTCGGAATTTGCACACAGAACTCAGACAAAAGCTTATAGATAATTTCTTTTGCATTTTCCATATATTCGAGTTTTTCATTATAGAAATCTAATCTATTGAAATAACAATTTATTATATTCTTATTTGCCAAAGGACACTCGTCAACAAAATCCCATGATCTTACATATTGCCATCTAGCTGGCTTAAAATCAGGATGGTTGGCAAATTCTTCGTTATATATATCGCATATGCGCTTAGTAGTATTAACAATAGTACCATCACAATCTATATATATTTTTCTTATTCTCATACAGCCTCCCACGTAGCTCTTTTTTCGATTTCTAATAATTTAAGGATTTTCTCTGCTGTTTCTTCTGCTGTTTCTTCATATCCTTCGTTGTACATTATATAATCTACCTCATCTTCAATTCCATCGAATAGACCCACATCAGTTAAATTCCTACGATATGATTCTTCTATATTATCTCCACGTTGCAATATTTTAATTAACCTATCTCTACGAGGAACATTAATATAGAAAGAAATAATGTTTAGTTCTTTTATCCTTTTCATTTGTCTAAGTCCATGTGGGGTTAAAACTGCTATTGCATTATCTCCACAGTCTCTAAATGCTGAACCATAATACCAGCCCCTGTAACATCCTACTTCTACAAAAAAATTCTCAGATTGTAGCTTCTTAAACTCTTCTTCGCTGATAAAGTAGTAGTCGATACCATCAACTTCACCCTGTCGTGGCGGACGCGTTGTGTATGATACAATTTTTTTTAACTTGCCTGTTTTAACTAATTCTTTTTCTATACTAGATTTTCCTGAAGCGCTTTCTCCTACTAAAACAATCACTATTAATTACCTCCGTTTCCATATATTAATTAATTGCAATTAGGACAATATAGAATTACTCTTCCTTCCTCGAACCCCCAAAATTCATATTCTTCATATCCTAACATTAGAAAACTATTACACACTTCGCACCGCTTTTCTTCTTCTCTGTGTATATCAGTATCAAAATAATCTTTCCTGTCTTCCATTCTTAATCTCCTTTTTTATCATAGTAGCTATGGCCAGAGTTATCAGTAAATAAATATAGTAAATTTACATCAAACCACTTCCTACTTTTTTTACTCATGGTTTTACGATTCGCGAAATACAATGCTGTCGTTGTGACACCTTCTTTAAGAACTGAATCTACAGCCTCTATGGTGCCTTCTGTTATTTTTACTTTCCAATAGCGTTTATCCGATATAGGCGAGAATTGATAGCTTCCGCCTATTTTTTCAAAAACCACATCAGTTATCGTATCAGCAAAGCTTCTATCATCCACGCGATTTAAAATAACACTAGCTACATTTTTCTTTGATTCAACATCGTGTCCAGTACACTCAGCTTCCACAATTCTCTGTAGCACTTCTATTTCTTCTTTTGTTATTAAAAAAGAAAATAGTGTTTGAGATAGTGTATCTTCATCAATTTCACTCTCAATAATCTTATCTAAAGTTATTGAAATACCAGCAATTCCTTTCTCACTCGCATTAGCAGAAGAAGAAAAACCAAGAAATATAAAAGTTGTCAATAGCAAGCAAAATATTATTTTGACTATTACTAGTTTTCTTTTTTTAATGTGTTCGCTATGGTACATTGTATCGTTTTCCATTTTTATCTCCTTTGTGAATAGTTCGGCATGAACTATAGTTAATTATTATTTACCTGAGCTGCCCAGAGATCCTGTTCCTCTTTTGCTGGGTATAGTTAATAAAGCATCGTAGTTAATTTCTTCTATAGTCATTTCAGGCACTTCATGAACCACTGCTTGAGCTATCGCCTTGGTGTATGGATATATAATTGAATTTTCCACTGCGGTCAATCCTATATAATTAATTAGCTCTTGTTTTGAAAGTTTAGATATTATTATTTTCACATCAGTAGAGTTAGTAATTGCAATAAACCACTCATTCCTGTAGCCTGAGTCAATTACTCCTGCTGATTTCTTAATTCCCTTAGAACCAGTACTACCACGCTCTTCTATTTGAATATAATATTTAGTACTAAGAGCACTAGCAATTCCTGTTGGAATTAGCTTAGTTTGATGTGGGGGTATTACCATAAAATCCACATCGAAGCAAGCATATATATCATACCCTGCATCTTCCTTATTTTTAGTAGGGATAATTGCGTCGGGTCTAACTTTTGCGAAATATAACTTTTTTTTATTAGTGAAAAAATCTATATTCATATTATTTTACTCCTTAACTGTATTTTTTAAAGCTTTTTTACAAAATGCCTTAACATCGGCCAGCTTCTGTGCTTTTGTTCTCTTGGGTGCGTCTAGTTTATTGAGAATAGTTCTACACATGGTTTTTGCTCCAATGTGCATTCCTCTTATAAACGTTTCTTGTAGGTGCTTTTCCACAACTTTTGTAAACTCTTCTTCATTGTTTATAGTCTCATGATTCTTTTCTTCCATACTCATCCTCCAACCATTTTTTTAAATATTTTATATATTCTTCCCATAAGCCTATAGAGTGTATATACTCTTTACCTTTAAGACATTTTAATCTCATATCCGCTTTAACATTTAATCCTTTGTATTTTTTAGGCACTATTTTGTCTAAAAACCTATTACAAATATGAGATAGCATAAGTAAGTCACTCTTATCAATTTGGCTCGTTATTTCTTTATAGGGGAGTAAATTGCTAGGCGGTATTTCATACTTTCTTTTTGGTAAATTCCTAACTGAAAAAGGATTAATTTTAGCTCCACTTACTTTTGCTTTTAATAACTCTGCTATTTTATCAATATCGCCAGCTTTAAATTTAAATAAAACTTCATTATCCGATTCTTCAATATCAAATATAATATCTTTTAAGTTTTCTTCCTCAAGTTTTCTAATGATATTTCTTCCTCTGGTAATAGAAGGTATATAAGCACATAGTGTACTATATCCAAAATGATAAATAAGATTACCATGAGAGCATACAATAAACACATCATCATATGAGGGATCTATATTATCATCTTCCAGTCTAGGAAAGTCGTTTGTTGATTGGTCGTATTCAGCCACCACACGATAGGTGCCCACATATTTTCTCAAATAGTTTGACATATCTTTTAATTACACCCCTTTTTTAATTTTTGTTAAGCTTGGAGCTACTTTTAAATCTTGATGTTATATCTTTTAATTTGCTATCACATACTGCATAAAATTTTTGATTTGTAGTGTCCTTATTTAAACCACCTAATTCTTCAATATATCTACCAATTTTTAAATAATCTAAGTACTTTACTATATTATTAAATATACTAATATCGTCATTGCCACTATAAACACATGTCTTAAGCCCATATATTTTTTTTATCTTAATTAATAGTTCAGTTAACTCTGATAAATTTTGGTCTCCACCCATAAGGCAAATACAAGTAACAAGCTTTTCATATTTTTTTATTATTTCATCCATATCATCAGAAACATAGCTACCTACATAATTCCAAAGATATTGACTGTGACAGCCCTCACATCTGTAAGGGCAGCCACTTATATTAAATACCAGCGTTATTTCATCTGGCACTTCTTGAAACGTAATATCATAGTGCGTATATTTTAATTTATTCATAATACCTTGCACTCTCTTCCTTTTGTCTCGCTTCTGAAAATCTTGACACTCTTTTTAAATATCCAATAATTCGAGTAGCATAGTCCAGATCTTCACTTCCGCACTTTTCACATTTTTCCAGCTTGTTTTTACTAATGTGTTCACATTTGTTGCATATTGTATTTGGTATATTAAAAGTAAAATAAGAGCACCCCGTATCAATAGCAACCTTGAGTAGTTTCAAATACTGCTCTTTCGACAGATGTTCATTTAAGTTAGCATGTAAGGCCGAACCACCGTCAAGATATTTAGTCAATCTGTCCCCATGTAAGATAAATTTGTCTAATATATTTGTAGTATCATCTTCCACAATATAAAAATAACTATTGTAACAATCTCTCGGAACAAAATACCCATCTTTCTTATCCCATTTTGCATTCTTCACACCAAGATTTTCTGCTGGTACGAATTCTGTATTAAACATCAATTCCTCTGTTCTTGTTTTTTTATTTTCTTCATATATCGGTTTCAAAATCATTTCACCGTATTTGAAATACTCATCGTTTGGAGAGATATCTATACCTAGAAACTCAGCACCTTCAACAAATCCATTAATACCAATAGTTAAAAATTGTTTTTCTAAAGAAATATACCCTGCTTCATAAACAGGTAGAAGTTTTGCTTCAAAGTTGCTTTTAACAATTTCATTATACGCTGTTAAGTATTTATGAATCTTTTGTACTTGTGTTCTTATTTTGTCTGATATATCCTCTCCATTATTTATAGCATCTTGAACAAGCCTGTTTATATTAATTGTAATAACTCCTTTTGATCCTGTAGAAACACCGCCAGCTCCAAGAGTAAATGAAAAAGTATTATCTGCTATCTCATTTCTTAATCGGCAACAAGAAGCCAAACTGTCCACACTATTGCTCCTATACGTGAAAAACGAATGACCTTTTGCATACATCTCTGCGACAAAATCCTCCCAATCTTTATCAACATATTCTATTCCATTATCAAGAAGATTTACTGTTTCTACAGGGAATGTTATAACTTTTTTAAGTCTTTCTTCATTAAACCAGTTCATAAATCTTTTTTGTAGCCATGTAACACTTTCCCATTTAACTTCACTACCATCTGGAAACACAAAGCCATCAAATATACCGTTAAAGTAAGGCTCATCAAAGTATGCTATATTCCAAAATACACTTTGGAAGTTTCTGGCCGCCGCTGGCTGATTTAAAGAGTATACCACTTGTTGAAATGAAGCACATATTACATCATCAATAGTTCGATTTTTTGAAGATAAATCAGCTGTTTCATTCGCTCTAGTGTAATAATCTTCTCCATACTCCTTACGAATAAAATAATCTAAATACGTAATAAATTCAGGTGTGGATACAGCTCCTGCAAATTGAGAGGCTATAGCAAAAACAAGGTTAACAAATGAGCCGCAGAAAGATTGTAGGTTTTTTGGTGGCTCTGATATCCCACCAATTGTTTTAAGACCATCAAATAAGAATGGATACATAGTTATAGATACACAATATGGCAGTAATGGATTTGTTTCGTCGTGTCTATATATCTCATGCGATTCTAATTGTTTAATATATTCAACAGCCAAATCTTCTCCATATAATTCAGTAATTTTATTCTTCATCATTAATCTATTTATGCCAATTGCTTCCTTTTTATACAGTTCGCCAGTTAACGTTGTTACGTTTTTATATTCTACATTTGCATTAGAATCTACCTCGCTTCCAGAAGATGCGTTGGTGGCCTTTTTATACTTTTTTATAAAGTTTATATATTTTTGATAATTGTTTAGCATATGATATAATCCCCTCCGTTGCCTATTTCTCCCCTAGCCATTTCAAAGCTGAAGCAAAATTCATCATCTCGCTATCCACTTCTAACGCTGGCATTGTTCTCAGTCCCTTTTTTAACATTAGGTCAATGTCATTTACTTCTGTAAAGTCTATTTTCTTTTCCTTTAGCTTAACTTCTAAAACCCTACACTGAGGGCAGTTATTAGAATATAGTATTACCTCCATATTTACCTCCTTATATGTGTACTGTGAAATCTATTTGAACCTACTAAATTGTAGGAGTGTTTTTAATTATAATTAAGAAAAGTGACTTCATGCCCATTCAAATTCTTAATTACAGTTGGTTTGGCTTTTAACCCATCTTACGCTATCATATTATTTTATCCATTATAAAAATATGCAAAAGGGGGTACACATTAAGTATACCACACCTTAATACACACGTCAATATATTATTTTACCTTTTAGAAAATGAGTTTTGGATTTGCAAGAGCATGTAAAACTTCAACAAGGTGTGTCTTTTTATATTTTACTCCCTCTCTACTAGCGGCATAACGTAAAGCTGAGTTCTCTGCAACAAGGATGCAGTTTTCTTGAGCTCTGGTAAGAGCTGTGTACAATAGCTCTTTTGTTAATAGGCTATAGGAATAAAAATCAATGCCAACAATCAATCTTGAAAATTGAGAGCCTTGGCTCTTGTGTACTGTAATAGCATATCCAAGTTCTATACGCTTAAAATATTTTTTTGGTATATAAACTTTTCCAATGTCTATAAAATCAACTACCATATGACTATCACTAATTTCAGTAATGATACCCATATTACCATTAAATACAGATGTTTTTCTACAATCTTCAGCCAAGAATACATCATAATTATTTTGAGTATTAATAACTTTATCCCCTACTCGTAGAGTCGCTATTTTATCTTTTGAGTAAAATACATCTATCTCATTCTTATCAGGATCGTATGGGTTGTAAATTTCCTGAACTGCAATATTTATATTCCATGTGCAAGCATTCCCTATATCTTTTACAGGCACTATAATTTGCAAGTCCATAATATTATCAATCTTTTCTAATTCTGTTGCAAAATACTGCATTATCTTATAAAATGTGTTGCTTTTGTCTGAATAACAGTCAATTAAAAGGTCTTGTAACTTACCACGTAATTCAGTGCCAACCCAGTCTTTAGAAACTAATTGGCTACCTGTCCTTACCTTAATACTTTCTGTAATTATAGCAGAAGATTGAGCCTGTCTGTGAATTTCTGTTAGATGTACCGTAGGTATGATTTCAGATTTTATCAAATCAGCAGCTATATTTAAACATCCTATACTTTCTAGCTGTCCTACATCACCAAGGATAATTACTTTAGCTCCGTTTTTAATCGCTCTGATTAAATAATAGAAGATGTATCCATCAATCATGCTTATCTCATCAATAATGATGACATCGTAAGGTAGCTTGTTTTCATCATGGTAAAAAAACATTTGCTTTGCTCCCTGATCAATACAAGGGTATTTTAAAAGCCTGTGAATTGTAAAACCTTCTTTTTTGGTAATTTCCGCCATTCTAGCACTTGCTCTACCAGATAGCGCACATTGAGCAAATGAATAGCCTTTTAAAACAGCTAGTATTCCATCTACTATTGTACTCTTTCCTGTTCCTGCTAGTCCATGTACAACAGTAACTTGGTTTTCTAGCACTGTTTTTATACCTTCGATTTGTTGATTTGTATAAGACCAGCCTTGCTGATGTTCCTTGTGCTTAATTATATCTTGCCATCCATCATATTTAAAGTTACTTGGTGATTTTAATAGACGAATAAGCTCCTCTCCTATTCTTTCCTCTAACCTTCTGTATTTTGATAGTCCGATTTTTGTTTTTTCTTCATTCCACCACAACTTATTTTTTAAATTATGAATAGATTCTGTGATTGATAAGTCGGGCACTTCTTCTCCTATTGCTTCAATTATTGCCCCCATTAACTCTTCAGGCTCAATATAAGAATACCCATCCATTCCTTGTACGTTTAGATAATGAAGTATGAACGATTCTATTCTACTGGTAGAATACTCTCCCATCCCTCCTGCTAAGGCAATTCTATCAGCTGTTTTCCATCCAATTCCATTTACCTCACATAACGTATACGGATTTTCCTTTACTTTTTGTATTACTAAATCAGCAGATTTATAAGTGTCTAAGAGTCGTTCAATCATATTATTTGTAAGGTTATAATCTTCTAACTCAAGATAAATTTTACTTAAAGGAAGCTTCTGATTAAATCTTCTTAGCCACTTAGGAGCATTGTTTAGACCACAGCCTTTAATTTTAACTAAGTCATCTAGTCTACTATTGTAAAATGAATCAAATGGATCGGGTAAGGCCTTGTACATTTCATTTATTTGCCTTTCTGTAAACAAAGTAGATAGAAATTTTCTTTGTCCTATTTTATCAGTAGTATCTATATCAATAGTACTTGCTAATGCTATGCACTCATACTGTTTACCATATTTCTCATTATCAACTTCTTTAGCGGAAAGATGATACTGCTCTCCTTCAATGGGCTCTACCATTTGCCCCACAACTACAAAAGAATTAAATTTATCTACAGCAGGAGCGCCTTCTATCACTTTATCCAGCGACACCTTAATAATACCCCAATCGTTTTGATAGTATCGTCTTTGCTCTACGCTGACAATACATTTAATCTTATCACCAATCGCCACATTATCCGTTCCCTTCTTTAAAGATACGCGCCCAATTTTAAGAGGGCGCATACTATTTTATTGTTTTTACAGTCTTACTCTTTCAGTATTTAATAAAACTGAACCTTCATCAAATAATTCCTCAACTAATGCCACTGTATGCTGATAAATAGTATCAGAATATCTATAAGCTCTAAACATATGATCTTGCCTATAGCCACACACAAATATTTTATTACCACGCTTAAACCAACTATTTTCCAATACTGTTTTCTTTGTACTATTCTCATCCAGTCTCTCAGATATTGTTTTATGATAGTGCAAGAATTGTCCTTTATTAAATTTAACAGATACCACTCCATAACAAGTTAATAATGATATTGTATGCTTATTTTTATCAGTGTCTAAAACTGTTCCAGCTAATCTACATATATTGTATTTTGGTATCATTTTACGCTCACCATTAATAAAGCGAGGGTAATAATCATAAGAAGTGGGGTCTTCTGGCAAGTCAAAAAAGTTTACAATGCCGTACTGCTCCTCATTAATATTTTTTAACTCATGTGCAGAATAGTAAAATGATAACGATTCCATTTCCCACTTAGATATAGTTCCTACTGCGTATTTATTCCAAAGTTCATTAAATTGACAAGAGTTATATAAATCAAGTACATTCTGTTTGTTAAACCATTCTCTCAATGGAATGATTTTTTTTTCGATCTCTTTAGTGAATTTCTTTTCAGATATGATAAAATTTTCGCCTTTTATTCCCACTATAGAACTCTCAGAAAAGTACTCTTGGAAAAATGGCATTGATATTTCATCCAGTTCAAAATATCTGTCATGGTACCCACTTTTAGGAATAGTTTTCTTACTTCGATCTATATAAAGCCTTGTTAAAAATTCGTCTGATAAAACATATTTTTTAAAATTAATAAAGCGAATCATAAGATGGTATTCCTTTGGTATTATTTCATATTCTTGCATTTTATTAAGTTGTAACATAGTAAGTTTTTCACAAGGGGTTAAAAGATAGTTTTCTATATAGTGTCTCATGGTCTTTTGCCTGTTTTTACTGTCAATCTCTGTAAAACAGCCAGCCTTAATTAATTTCACCATTTGGGCTGGTTTAATTAATTTTGTATCAATCATTCTTTTATAGAAGTCTTGCATTGACATATAAGGCCGATTTTCTATTAATAAACGAGCTGTTTCGTCACCTATGCCATTTATACCTTTTAAACCAAATAAAATACGATTGCTCTTCTCGTCTGGTAAAAAACCAAAGTCGGCCTCGTTAATTAAAGGAAGTTCAACGTTAATGCCACGTTGTTGCATGTTTGAAATAGCTGTTGCTATCTTACCATATTCTGTTGACTTATTATCTTCTATCTCCTCGTCTGCTCCAGCATTCACTGTCAAACATGATGTGTTCCAGTAAATAATGGGATAATGGTAGGCAAGATTTAATTCTTGTAATCCAATGACAGAATATGGGAAAGTGTGATTTTTTGAAAATGAGTATCCAAGCTGTCTCTCTATAACTTCTTTCCAGATATAATTCAACAGATTTTCAGAGGTTTTAATTTCCATACCATGCTCAAAAAACATTTCTTTCATTTGTGCTTGTAACTCTTTGTCTTTTTTCGAAATTCCCTTGCGCAGCCTATTGCTTTGTGAAACATTAAATCCAGAGATTTTCTCGTCCATTGATATTTCCATTACAATTTCTTGTGTGTCTCCCACCCCATACACAGGCAGTAAATATTTTTCTAATATCTTAATTTCATTTTCAGTCAGCTTATAGTCTTCTCTCATACACTTATACCATTCATTAATATCATTTTTGTATCTGATATAAGTGTCAATCGGCTGCTCTGCACCTTCTTCTGAAACCATAAGTCTCATAATCGAGTTTGCTGTCGCAAGCTCTACTAAATTATGAGGTTTAATTCGCTGGGCGGCTTGCAAGCCTACCTGTGTGTCAAACTGAAACAAATCCACTACCTTATTCTCTGCCACCCAATCCCACATTTCAGGAGTGTCATAATCCAATACGTCAGGATGTAGGTATTTATCATACGTTGCTTTTAAACTTCCTTGCCATTCCATGTAGCCATATTCAACAAGAAAATCCATACATTTTCTTATTTTATCTAATGCCTCTATGGTTAAAAAATCCATCTTTAGGCCTGAGCAATAGTCCGAATCTTTCATATCAAATTGTGTAATATAAGTGCCATTGGGTGCTTTCATTCGAGCATTATGCTCCAAAAAGTCGTCATTGAATAAATAAACTGCTGAAGCATGAATACTTCTGCCACTTATTAACCCTTCGATACCCATTGCTACTTCAAGTAATCCTTCGTATTTAGAACACTCATTGATAAACTCTCTAACAGGTCTTCTTTCTTCTTCTTCATTACCATTTACACAATCTTTTAAAGACCATGTAAACCCTCTTGTAATTGGTATCATATTAGCAATATAGGAAGTTACGTCTGGATCAATACCCAGTCCTCTACCTGCTGTTATAATAGCTGATTTACTTCCTTCAGTCTTGAACGTACAGCAGTTAAGTACCTTTCTTTCCCCTCTACGTTTTTTTACTGCTTCTATGATCCAACTTCTTCTATTGGCCTGTGTATCTATATCAACGTCAGACAGCTCTGCTTTCTGACTGGAAATGTGTCTCCAGTGTGGTAAATTCCACTCAATAGGATTCATTTGGATAAGTCCTATAAGATACATAGTGTACATTCCTGTAATAGAGCCACGTGCAACACCTACAAGACTATCGCCCTCATTCCACATTATTTCTATTAATTCTAGAGTGGTTAGATAATATGAAGAAATACTAGTATGAATTTTTTCTGTTACCTTCCACATTTCTTCCAATTCAATATGAATACGCTCAATACACTCATAAAACTTTTCTTTTGCGATTGTATTATATGGCACTTTATTTAAAAACCCATCTTCAATCAGTTTTAATAAGTACCGATCATAAATACTATCACTGAATGCATATTTATATAGATATTCATACTTTTCATAAACAGGTTTAAAAATATGCTGTAGTTCAAACTCTGGAATATCGGCTGAAGGTACAATAGTTGGTTGATACAAGTCATACTCTTTAACTTTATTTCCTATTCTAATTGTATTCTCCAATGCTTCGGCAACAACATCTTCGCCCATATAATCAAAATGCTTATATATTTCACTTTCTTCCATCATATAAGTTGTTGCATAGAAAGACTCTACTTCTCTTTCTTCTTCCTTTGAATTAAGATAAGCTGCATGAATATTGCTATCTTCTTTAGTAAGATAGTGACTATCTGTAGTAATTATTAATGGTATTTTATAAGAAGAAGAAATAGTAAGAAGTTCTTTATTTACGAATACCTGTTCCTCATCTTCACTTGGTTGCATTTCTAGGTAGAAGTCTTCGCCAAATAGATCTAAACAGAAATTTATAAACTCCTTTATATTTTGTTTATATTGGGACACTTCACTTTGATAAATTTTCTCATTTTCTTTGATGTTTTCAAAAGCCTTTGTCTGTAGTATCCAATACGGTAGCTCTCCTCCAAGACAGGCTGTACTAGCTATTAAATGTCCTTTACTTTCACCAACCACTCGCGCCAAGTCTGATTTAAATGTCGGAACTCGTTGCATTTTTCCTGTATAATAACTATTATCCCAAGCTAAACTACTCAGCTCTCGCAATTGTCTATGCCCTATTTCATCTTTAGCCAACAGCACAAAGTGAAAAAACTTACCAGCTTCTACGTCATCAATTAAATAAATTTCATTGCCTAAAATGAGTTTAAATTCTTGTGGTATCTTCTTGCTTTTCTTCCCCTCTTTAACTTTTTTAATTGCTTTTATATGATTGGACAGTGATTCATGATCTGTAATAGCAACCCCTTGCGCCCCCAATTTTACTGCATGTTCTATTAGTTGAGAGGTTTTTATAATACAGTCTATAAGTCTAAGATTAGAAGCGTCTGTGTGATTGTGTAAATAAAACATTTTATCACTCCTTTGTTAAAAACTACACAGTTTCTTCTAAGTAGTACAAATGCTCCTTAGTTGCTATTACTAGTCGTCGCTCTGTTTCATCAGTGAATATACCACATGCAATATCTGTTAAATAGAAACCATCTTTATCAGTTCGCTGTATAAGACAAGGTTGATTAAGCACACTGCGCACAAAACATTTTTTATTTAGTATTTCTTTATGTGAAGACCTTGTAGAAATAGTACCATCTTCACGCACTGTAATTTTTTTAACTAAATATTGTTTCATAAGCTTCTACCTTTCCAATATAAATAATTTTTCAACTGATTTACTTTTATCTACTGCTTTAATACTTCTACTCACTGTTTGTTGCCATATACATCTAAAATCTTCAGGTGCATTTTGTTCACTAATTAAGACTATATTTTTTTTACTCCACTCTCGCATAATATCCCAAAATTCCTCGTAATCAAACTTTAAGGCATTTGCATATTGTTTTGTATTGGCATATGGTGGATCACAGTATACAACACAATTATTTAAATCTTTCCAATCTTTATAATCTCTGTGTAAAAACCAAATATCAGTAAGTAACTTTGCCTGAGTTAATATATTTCTTTTTGCCTCTTGATAATAGTCTCTGTATCTCAAACCTTTTTTTGTTTTTTCGTACCCAGACCGTGCATACCCACCATCAAACCATCTACCATTATAGCTTGCTAAAAATCCAACATTGCCAACATACCAATCTTCATATTTACCAGTATTTTGATTTGAGCGCACATCATTATACAGCTCTCTTGATACTTCATCTAATAAAGGTAGCCCTTCTCTAACTCTTTTTAACAGTGCAATTAGATATTTATTACAATCGCTACCATATTTATTTTTACATATTATTTTATCTATTATATTCGCCCCTCCTACAAATGGCTCCACATAAGAGGTAATACTATTATCATCAATATATTGCTGAATAATAGGAACAATATGTTTAGCTATTCGACTTTTACTACCCATGTATTTAATTTCAATTACCTACTTTCACTTTATTTTTTAATTTTTTATATTTTCTAATTAATTTGTTTTTTTTAGATGGTGTAAAATACATTGTCCAGTACAAGTATATCTTTTGATACCAAAGAAGCTCAATGCCACACAGTTTAACAAATTTAAATGGATGTTTATTGAAATATTTCACAATCTCTTTCTTCCTCGGTATAAATATCTTAGGCTTACATTTTGTTCTGTTTTCTTTTAATTCTATAACTTCAATCTTTGACATGTTTTTAAATTTAATTAGCATATTCTTCTTTTCCATAACAAACACCTACGTCTTTATAACTTCATTAAAAACTATTTGCTTAGGAAGCATATCCTTACAAACATATACGCTTGAAAATGGTGGATTTAAAGATGGTTTTTGATCCTGATAATTTTTGAAGTAGGATATTCGTCGATTCATATACATAATTTCAAAATCATTATCTTTAAATAAATTAAATCTTTTTTGACTTTCAAATAAACCTACTACTCCTACCAACATTGCAAAAGGTTTGCCTATTTCAAACAATCTTTCAAAAACATCTCCTTTGAGTGAGTAAGGAGGATTTGAGATTATATAGTCACATTCTGGCACTTCTATCTCAAAGAAGTTTTCTCCATTTGAAATATGAGTGGCAATTACTGTATGACCTAGTGCTTCAAATTCTTTTACAAATAAACTATCTTCCGTATCAAACGGACACCAAATTATTGAATTTGGTACTATATATTTTAATATAGGTTTTACTGCGTAAGCTGGAGTGTAAAATTCATCATTTTTACTACCTGCTATTTTATCCATTTTCATATTATTTTCTCCTTTATTAATTAATCCATTTTACTTCTGTAGATCCTGCATATCCTTTTTCCCAAAGATACCAACCATAAGCTACCGCTGAACCACCAGCAGCTCTCATCCTTTCGAAATCTCCGTTCTTAGCACAAAGGATGCGTGAGCTTGATACATAAATCGCTTTAGGTGGGTGCTTTAAGAATAGTTTTTTTCTTGCTTTGCCTTCCATAAACTGTAGCTTTAAGAACATTGCTACTTGCTTACCTTTAGGTATTAGATTTAAGGAATGAAGTATGAAATCTAATGCGTATTTATATGGTGGATTTGTTAAAATATCGCCATCCCAAGGTTCTGTACAAGCAAGAAAATCAATTCCACCTTCACCATATCCTCGATCTACAAGATCTGTACTTCGAACATTGTATCCATATTCCTCAAGTTTTTTTGAAAGATGTCCTGCTCCACAGGACACCTCCCAAATGTTTTTATCAAATGTGACACCGCCATCATTTATCAAAGCGTCAATCGCTATCGGATCGGTAGCATAGTAATCGTTTATTTCGCGCTCTTTTTCGGTATGATTGCTAGCACCAAGAGTTTTAAATATGCTGTTTTTATTCCCAGTCCAATCTTTATTCATTAAAACACCAACTTTCTATTAGCTCCAGTTTTGTTCATATTATTTTGACTATTATCAGTGCGGTCATATGGCATATTTACTTCAAACGTCCTCTTGTCAGGCTTCCAAAGCGAATAATATGGGCACAGATTTTTATATTTAGGATCTCCATTAGGAGTATGGCTCGCAAACGTGCACCAGTAGCATAGTGGAGTTGGCGAAGGAGCATATTCACTGGTTTTTTCCAATTCCATCATTTGGTCTAATAACTTATTCAATTTCTTTATTCCTCTGTTCATATATCCTTTACTACATACTAACTGCTCTTTGTTAATTAGTACAAAACTATATAGATATTCTTCTGGAATGCGCTCATAAAGAGATACACAGGCTAAGGCATATACTATCATCTGCAATGGAGTTTTAGTCATTGATTCATTAAATACACTTTTTGAAGTTTTGTAGTCTACAACTCTCAATGCTTCACTAGTGCCAATATCCACCCTGTCTATAAACCCATGTATAATTACTCTATTGTCGTAGACAAACTCAAAGCGCTGCTCTGTAGAAATCGGTCGCCAATCATCTCCATTCAACATAGCAACAGGCAAAACCTTTTTTATGAACAGGTCAATTTTTTCCTCATAGTTCATTCCACTTTTATTATCGGGCTCATACCACTCTTCAAAATATTTTCTTTTTATTTCTTTGACTCCTATTATTCTCTCAGAGCCCTTATCTGTAATTTCTTCAATGCCCTCATATATAATATTTTTAAGTTCTTCATAATCTATTGAAGCATTTTCAATAATCCAGCGCCCTTTAATCTCTAACACCTTGTGTATTAAATTACCTAAATCTAAATGAATAGCCGAGACATCAGAGAAGTTTTTTTCAATATATTGCAGCTTGTACTTAAACTTACACTGCTCAAATAAATTAAGTTTACTATATGATACAATAGGGAGATTTCCCCTGTCGCTATCTTTCACTTTCCTTATTTTAGTCTTTAATTTTTCAATCAATATCTTTTCCCCTCTCTGTCTGGTCTTTAAGCTTATTTAAGAGATCATACTCTTCTAATGCCCTTAGAAAAGCTACTTTTTGTATCTCTATCTCCCTTTCTCTTGCTTCTTCAGCCTTCTTTCTTTCTGTAATTTTTTCTTGTCTTTCTCTTTCTCTTTTTTCCTTATCTAGCGCTTTTCTTTTCTCTTCTAACTTCTTGATCTTTTCTTTTTCTTTTTCTTTTTTAGTAGTCCAATATCTAACAGTCTTATTGGCTTTTCCTGAGCCGCCAAAAACATACTTTGCAATACACCACAAAAAACCTGTTTCAGCACAGAAAGTGTCTCCTTCTTGGGCTTTAGCGTGATATATGCTACCATCTTTAAATTTAACAACAACGACTGGCTCTTTAACGATTGTATCTTCAATATCTTCTACATTAAGTTTTTTTGTTTTTTCAAGTTCACAACTAGTTATATTATTCAATAGTGCATATCCTGCAGCTTTGCTATATAAATTCATGCTTTATCTCCTTTTTTCATATTATTTTGACTTTTAAAAAAGTCAATTTTTATATACCACATTAATAATATCATATAATCTATTACAATGCAACATATTATTTTATCTATTAAGAAATACATTGAGGTATTCTTTTTCTTTATTTCTCCGAATAAGAACATTATTATCATCTAATACAATTTCACCAGAGTTGACAAGCATTCTAAATACTCTGGTTATACTTTCTGAAGAAGTGCATAACTGCACGTTGGAGAAATCCTCAAACTTATTCCAATATGAAACAATAAGTAAATTGTAATTTTTAGTACATTCGGGATATTCTTTAATTAAAGATATTATCCTTTCGCTGATTGTATTTAATTTTTTACTATCCATGTCGTCACCCCTTTTATTCAACCTCATCTAATATTGCAGATAAATTTACTTTCATGTTATCTAAATCCATATTTTTTTCATTTCTCATATAGGACAATCCCTTAGATAATGAATCATAAACAGATTGGGTGCCAGCCTTTGTGTGACTGTAGTTTTTTGCACATCTAGGATCTATACCTAGTAAAGATGACTCATTCTCCACATCTATATCCGCCCCTAAAAATACAAATGCCCAATCTTCTTTTGACTGTTTTTCTTCAATCATTTGTTTTATTTGAGGTTTAGAAAACTCAGAGCTCTCATTTTCATTCCCATCTGTAATAATAACGAAAATTACATTTGAGGGTTTATACCCTTCTGGTAATTTTTTAATCTTATTGTCAATTTTATTTATTGTAAACCCAATAGCATCTAGTAAAGCAGTCCTACCTCTAGCGAAATATTCTTTACTGGTCATAATGTCAATCTTCTCTATATCCACTCCCTCATGCAATATTTCATACCTATGATCAAATAATACTGTAGTGACTATAGCTCTACCCTCTTCTTTTTTTTGCTTTTCTATCATTGAGTTAAAACCCTCAACAGTACTAGAAACCAAATTACACATAGAGCCACTACGATCTAAAATAAAAACCATTTCTGTTATATTGTTTTTTTTCATAAGGCTTCCTCCTCTTTCATAATTTTAATATCATTCATTGTAATAATTTTTTTATTATCTAGAAGCTGCAATAATATTTCTTTACCTTTATCTACTGGAGCTTCTTTCATCTCCAACAAGTCTAAATCGTCCCAAATTAAACTCACTTCACAATAAGGTAGTAAAGGGGAAATTTTTTTATATAGTTTGTTTCTGTATAAAATGGCCTGATATGAGTCTGGATCTTCAAACTCCTTATCGAAAGCCAATATAACTTTTTCCACCTTTAAGTCATATAGCAGTATTTCAATTTGTTTACTTGTGATATTAGAGCCACATACTGCAAGGGAAAAATCATCACGTCCAAAATAACCTTTATTCAATATTACAGATTTTTCACTTTCATATAAAATAACCTTTCTACACTCTCTTATTTTCTTCCCATTTTGCCAAATACCGTACAGATTATTTCCCAAGCTGTGAGATAAGGTTTCGCCCTCTACTATGACAGGGATATACTTTCTACCTTCTAGTAAGTCCTCTTTATTTAAACAGCGACCCCTGATACCTATTAAATTTCCATTTTTATCCCTATGAGGAATTATAATTTGATTGCTCTTTCCCCAGTACGCAATTTCAAATTCAGACATGGCGCAGCGTGTCAGCCCTTCTCTCAACCAATCTTCATGTGGAATGTTTGTAAATACTTCCAATAAGTGCTCTTCAAGCACTTTAAAACTATATTCAGAGCCTCTTTTATTATTTCTCTTAAGTCTATTAATCCATTGCCAGTCGTCAATCTTATTCTCTCGTTTTGAAACATCTAAATTACTAACATACAAAACATTATTAGTAATATTAGCAACATATTTTATTGCTTGATAAAAAGTAAAATTAATATTTTTAGTCCTTTTAGCTCTAATTACAAGCTCATATATATTAAAAGAGTCGCCACAACCAGTGTAACAATGAAATATTTTTGATGGGTATTTTCCTTTGGCTTCATGATAATAATACAATTTAAAGCTATCTCCACCATGACATACTGTATTAAATGCCAACCCTTTTTCACCATAATCTATAGGCAATTCAGAGCCTAAACTGGTTAAGACTTTAATAACATCTTCTTTAGTTAGCAGGTCTAGGATGGAATCTTTATCTAAAAAACTCGCCATGTTATTTCCCTCCTTTACCAAGTAAAGAGAGCCTCAGTATTGATCTCGCTCTCGTCAACCTCTACATCTTTTTCATCAATGGAGTGTTCTTTAATTATTTCGTCAATATTCTCTATTGTTGTTTTTTCGACAGGAATAAGTTTAAAATCATTAGTTGTTACAAACAAATCCTCTACGCGACAAGTGCCTAAATCAACATATTGCCATACTCTCACTTTAGTAAGCTTACCTCGTCTTACTTTATACACATGTTGAATTAGATTAGGTGTTTTAGAAGCAACCATTTTAGCTAAAATAGGCTTTATACCTTCTAGTTCTGATTGAGAAGGTTGTAAAGATATCACTCCTAAATCAACTCGATCTGATAGCGATTTCGCACCCCTAAGAATTCTGTTATCTTTTTCTTTCACGTCTTTATATTCGCCTGTTACTTGTGTTGACGTGTCAATATGCACTCCTAATGTGTTAGCCATATTTTTCAACCTGTCCATGAGTAAAAACAGAACTTGATCCTCTCTCATGCGAACGCCTTTGCTCACGGAAGAAATTTCTGTTAATAACTTTATTGAAGTGTGAATATAGTCAAAGCTTACATACTTAACTCCTTTTTCTCTTTTGTATTTTTTTATGATGTTTTCTATATCTTTAATATCAAAATCTGGCATAAACTCTATATAAAAAGGAGCCGATTTAATGTATTCAATCGCCTGATCTACTCTTTCTTCCTCACCTTCTTCATATTCTCCGTCTAGAATATGTCCTTCATTAACACCAGATATATAGGCCATTATTATAGTTTGTATCTCGTCTTCTTCTAATTCAGTAGATATAAAAAGAGACGGTTCACTGAAGCCTGTGTGCACCCATCCTTTCTTATAGTCATAAAACCAAGGTATAGAATAACAACACATGTCTCCTATAGCTAAACGCGTTTTTCCACCGCCAGAATCACTAGAGCGCAAATAGACTTTCTTTAATCTAGAGCCTCTTGCAATAGTATTCATTATTTTGCTTTGTAGAGGTATTCCCATTTCAGGAGCCTCTTTTAGCTTTTCTTTTAATTCTTTCATACCTTTTCCTGCAAGCTGTCCTCTACTAACAAAACTTGAAGAATATCTCAATCTTGCTTCTGCAACTAACATGGAATCAACTAAATCAATCATATCGTCTATTGAAGTATTGTCAAGTTTAGCCATTTCCTTTTCTTGGGCTACTGGCTCAACAACTGTAGAATCATATAAAACCCTTGTATCAAAACCTTGTCTTTCTAAAAAACGAAGGTAGCTAAACTTTTTTAATCTTTTATAATTATATTGAAAGTTAGCAGGCTCACACAAAGCAATTGCATCATTTATATAGTTAATACCATTATTATCTTTATCATTGAATATTTTATACTGTTTTTCATAGTTTGATAAAAAACTATCTATGGCAAAACAGTCAATAACTTCAACACCTTTATTATATAAATTATATATACAAGCGAAAACAATCTCATGGAAAGCCTCTACCGAAAAATCTTCTTTTTCAAGAGGGTAATCTTCCAAAAGCGAAGGATTTTGAATAATACATCCTATACACTGAAGGATGGCTCGCTTATCATTAAGTCCTTGTATCATTTATCCTCCTTTTTTCTTACTAGTCAATAACTAAGCTTAAAGTACTCTAGCCTAATGTTTTTTAATACATTTAAGTAAAAATTGTCAATATCTCAAAATTATTCACCTATGCTTCCTATATCTATCTGCTTGAGTTGCGCTTCTTGTGGGGAAATCTTGACTACATTTGTTTTATACATCTCATCTATCTTATTGAAATCAATATCTTCATTAGCCTTTAATGTTTTTTCACCTAGAGAAAAGAATTCTTGAGATTCATCATAGATGTAGGGAACAATGCCTATACAATCTTCTGTGGCGGAATTGTCTGCAATTTCATAAAAAAACTCCAAGGATTGGGCTATTCCTTTGAAAGTGAAGCCATAGTTTTTCATATAGTCGGAAATAAGCTTGTGTGTCTTTGCTGTAATTACTTCACTGCCTTGTATTCTTTTTATTGTGGAAAATAAGATTTGCTTATCTTGAAACTCCTGTTCAGTTAATCCGTCTTTTAATTCTGCTTTTGGCTTTTTGGTAGACGAGCCTTTTCGCTCTATTATTTTTTTCTCTGCTTGCTTTTTCTTTTCGTTTACAGTTACTTTAATTGTATTATTGAAGCAAGCTGGATGAAGATATCTGTTTTTATAAGGTATCGCCTCTTCTTTAGCAACTCCTAGTTCACAAATTGGACATTTATACATTCTCGACAATTTTCTACTCACCTCTTTTTACTTATAATAGGGGGAAGATATTTTCTACCTTCCCCCTTCATAATGGTTTAATCTTGCAATGAAGTAAGGAACTCATTTAAATCATCTAAAATAAGTGAAATCACTTGCTCCTGTCCCTTTTTCAAATCGCTAGCTTTCTCCCCTGCTCCTAAATGTTCTTCAACAATTGTCTGTAAGTCGTCAAATTTACCAGCGTTCGCAATCTTTTCTCCAACTTCTTGCATTTCAGCCATTAGATCTTCATAGCTTCTTTTAACGCTAGTATACTGAGCTTTTTGCTCTTTGTAAGAAACCGCAGTAATTCCTTCGGCCTTCTCTTGAGCTTCGATTGCACCAATTACAGCTTGCTCCAAAGCTTCAGCAGTAAATTCTGGAAGATAGGTTTCGATATAGTCAAATCTCGATCTAGCAAAAAACTCATCTGTTTGTGCTAAATATCCTGATGATTTAACAACTCTTCCTTCCTCGTCTACTCCATTAGACTTAACATAAACACAAATGTCTGTGTTATCTATAATAGGTGAAATTGCTCTTTTATCTGCTTTAGGTACTATAAATCCATCTTTATCTTCTTGATGAGCTATAAAATAAATCGTGTACCCTGCACCAGTTAGTTTATTTATCTGTTTCCAAAACTCAACTTCATACTCTTTCCATAGGCCATAGCCTTCATTACCCGATTTAATCGAAGTTGCACCATACTTAGCGCAAATAAATTCTTGACAATAGTTTGCCGCAGCCGCCACCTCATCAAATATAATTGTGCTATATAGTTCTCTTGCTTGTTCTACGGTCTTAGGGTCTGTTAATTGTTTATTAATTTTTACAAAATCTGACCAAGAATTAATTGGAGAAAAAGGCACTCCTGCAATTGCATTTAATCCTTTTTCAAAAGGTAGATAAAATGGCTTTTTCATTCTTGTTGCTTGCTTTGTTTTTCCAACATTATTTGTTCCATATACAAGAATTACCTTTCCTTCCAGCCCTTTAGCCACAGTACTAATTTGAGGGTTAAAAATATCAATATTAGTTGCCATAATTTATTTAAATTCCCCTTTCTTAAAATGGAAGCACTCTATCTTTAGAAGCTTTTGCTTTGTTACTTTGTGTCGATCCAGTTCTATTTTTAGATTCAGCTTTTGATTTCTTTTCTTCTAGCATTGTCTCTCTTTCAACCATAGCCTTTCTTATAGCTTCTACGTTGTAAGGTGGATGTACGCTGATACCCTCTTCGTATGGCTGAGACGCACCTGTGATAACCAGTTCGTTTTTATAAGTGGTTTTTGTTTCCACTCTAGGCTTTCCTATAGCTACTGGAACTTCTACAGTCTTTACAACCCTTGAATTAACAATATCTCCATAAAACTTAGCAGTCTGACCTGCCTCAAATGAAGATCTGACATCATCTGCTATATCGCTTGGAGCAATTAAAGAAATAGGCTCAATACCATTATAGGTAGGTAACAGCCCATCAATTATTACTCTGCCAGTATCCTCACCTTCGCTATTTACCTCAATTCTTATACCGTTAATATAAATCTCAATTTCAAATTCAGCCTTTGGCTCTAGATCCTCTCCTGCTTTGAGCCTATTAATAAAATTGGTCTGGTAGCGAATTATATGCTGCTCACCCCTGTCGTTGTAATAAGTGTTGGGTGAAATCTGTCCATTGGTAACTCTTACTCTAGAAGCTTCTTCAGACCCAACTTCCGCTACAGACTGATAATTATTCATTACCGTAACCATTCCCTTAAATGTCTTATTCTCCCTGCCATCTTTTGTTAATTTGTTAATATAGACATTTAAAGATGTGAAATTAATTTCACTCGTCTGAACAACTAGTTCGCCCCTAATACCTTCTATAGTATCTTCACTTGGTTTCTTATCATCTTTGTAAAAAAATTCTAAGTTTTTTTCACTTAATACACCTTCCACTTTAAAAACGGCCTCCGCTTGACGAAGATCAGTATTTTCAGTATTTTTCATAAATCAATTCTCCTTTTCACTTTTATTTTTCTGTGCTCTATAGGCACTATTTACTTATCTGTAATATTTTGGATCATCATTAATAAATAAAAATTTATCTAGATAATAGTCAAACGGTGTTTTTATGAATTTAAATTTGCCCATGCAGATTGGACATACATAGCTGGTAAACCCAACTTCACCTTTTAAAGTTGCGCGTTCTTTATACTCAAACACCTTATGACACTTTAAACATTGACAGTAAATTTTACTTTCTGCAATAGTTCTGTTTTCATTCATTAACTCACGCAGACACCTCCCCTCTTACTCAAGCTCATTATTAAAAATCTTACATTTAATGTTTCTCTCCTCCACTTCTTAAAATTTTTTTTTATATTATCGCAAATTGCTTCCACCTCCCCCGTTTGGTAAGAAGAATAGGTAGAAATCACTACCTATTCTTCTTAGTCCTTTCTTAGACCTTTTTGATAATAACATCAGATAGTGCATCTTCAACTGGTTGGTAGCGTTCCTTGTTCAATTCACTAAGCAGACATTCGTATGCATCAAGCTGATTGCTCAGTACCATCTTTATAACATTAGGTGAAAATCCAGAAACAAGAGCCACACCTAAATTATTTTCCTTAACTGGAATCGTGCCTGTTCTTGAGCAAACATTCCAGAATACTAGTTTAGGCATTTGGTATCCTGCTCCTAAGAATCTGCTCATTATCTCCTTAAACAATCTTCCATCACATCTTGTAGTCGCTTCGTCAAATTCCATATCAGAGATTATCAATATGGTTTTTGGTAGTTCTTCTTGTTTCATGTTCTTATTGATTGCTGTTTGCAATATTAACATGAAAGTAGCTTCTATATTAGTATTGGCCACCTCGTTATATTTTAGTGATATTTCAAGTTTATCTCTAAGTGTGTCTGCATTAGAGAAGTCAACCAATTTAGGTCTATGACTAAAAGTAATATACTTATCCTTGAATTGTCCAGAGCTTCTTTCTGCAAAATAAATAGCTAAAGCGTTGGCAATTTCCAAGGCTGTAACATGTGAATTACAACTTACTGTTTGTTCCATTGAGCCCGATCCATCTGCCACAACAATAACATCTTCTTCTTTATTTACCATATCTGGGAGGTTATTCCATAATTGCTCAAGGGCAGTATCTACAGGTTTTATTCTTCTGCGTCTAAATCCTAACCTTTCAAAATAATTATGGACAATATCATGAGGAAAGAGAACTCCTGCATTTATTTTTACGTTTTCATCACCACGTTCTAGGGCTTCTAGGTAAGCTCGCCTACGCTCCTCATCATTTCTTAAAAATGCTGAATTATAAATAAGGTTTGCTCTACTAGGAACAGTAGAATAGTCTATATCTTTCCATCTATTAGCTGACATATCTCGCTCTACAATTTTCAAATATTTTCTTAACTCGCTTAACATTTTACGATAGCTTCTTTCTGTCATTCCAAGCCCAGTATAAGTTATTTTTGCTAGTTCTTTTGTCTCCTTAGAAGAAGCGTTTGCCGACTTAAGCCATTTAGCCAAAAGCGAGATAGGTTTTTTTTCTCTCATGTTGACAATATCTTCTTCTAGCTGATTGCGTATTAAATCAATCACTTCATTTCTATGATCGGTTTTTAAAAGCACCCATGCATTGTCCCAACGGTTATACTCTGGTATAAGCTTAATTATAGCACTTACTACCTTTGGATGGTTATTAGATAGGTACTTTAAACAAACTCTAAACAACCTTCTTTCTCCAAGTCCTTCTCTCACATCGGAGGCATAAAATAACCACTTTATAGCAGTTAAAGGATCTTCAAAATATGCCTTAGCAAACCTGTTTTCAATTTCTTTCTCAGGTCTGTTTCTTAAAGAAGATACCGCAAAATTTAGGTCTAGTAACTGTTTGCCACTGGTGCGGTATCCCAGCGCTCCGTTTTCTGTACGAGAATAATTAAAATTTTCATTTAATGTTTCTCGAATACCGTTTATAAAATCCATAACGCATTCTCCTTTTTTACATATTATTTTAACTATTAGTAAAATTAAATATACAAATTCTAGACAGCTTTTCTACTATGCTAGAATTATATTGCTGTAACTGTCTAAAAATTCGAGGGGTGAGAGAAGGACTTGAACCTTCAACCTCGCCATTAAAAGTGGAATTTAATTTTGCAGTTTGAGTCTTAACAAGACTCGTTTTTCGCGCTCTATCCAATTGAGCTATCTCACCCATATGCGCAGATATATTTATGAGCGTACTAACTAAGTTTTTAAAAAATCGCCAGATACGTCTTATTATATCTACATTTAAAAACGACTCGGACAGGATTTGAACCTGCAACACATCTAAATTAAATCTCGCTCTACCCAACTGAGCTACCGAGTCGATAAGGTATACTATGCGCACCTTATAATTTAGTGTACATTAGGAAATTACTAAACACTTCTTTTTTCAACTCTCGCTTAAAATTATTATTACTGTTCGTGTAAATTTCCTCTCGTATACAAAGCACGTAAATGTTATAATTTTTGCAGAATTATTGTTTTTAGTTTTTATTTTGCTGTTCGTGCTTTAAATCAATCATTGCTCTTTTCTATATACCATTTTACCGCACTTTTCAAATGTTTATCACAATATTCTTCTCTGCTGCTTGAGTATGTTGCTGTCTTTCCACAAATATCACACTTTCCGTCATTATGATCTGTATCGCCACATCCTGTAAATGTAAATAAGACCAATATTAAAATAGTAACTATAGCAACACTTTTAATTCGCTTCTTAAGCATAGTCATATCCTCCCTTCTTTTTACCCTATATTAACAAATGTGGCCTAATAATTCAAGTGGTGTGTTATTGTGTATAAGGCACTTTAATATAGCAAGTTTAAAACATATAGTTATTATTCTCTTTTAGCGCCTCTGTGATATTAGTTTAACATATTATTTTATCCCTGTCAACATATTATTTTAACTTTTAAAATGAACTCATTTATTCTTCTATATTATTAATAATACAGCATTTTTGAGTCTCTGTCAACATATTATTTTAACTATTAATAAAAACATTTTGTTGCTCACAATAATATTCATTTTGCTTTTTTGCTCCATCCATTAATGAGCCTCTTTTTTATTTTAGATAGTCATCTATTATTTTATTTACAAGCTTTCCTTCTGCCTTGTTTTTAATTTTAGGCATGAGCGACTTCATTATTTTACCCTTATCATTTATCATAGGGTTTTTTATCTCTAACTCTTCTATAGTGGCAACTATATGACTTTTTATAGTTTCTTCATCCATCATTTCAGGAGCATACTTTTTTACTATTTCTATTGAGTTCTTAGTTTCTTCTACTATATCTGTACGCCCTATAGGAGCAGACTTTAAAGTTTCTTCCAATTGACTAAGAAGTCTTAGGATCACTCGGTTAATATCTTCTTCAGTTAATTTTCTTTGCTTGTCGATCTCTTCGTTTTTAAGAAGACCTAATAAGTATGATAATGTTTCTTTAGTCTTTTTGTCATACTCTTTCAAGGCTATTATCATATCTCTTCTAATTTCTTCAATCTTATACATACTAGTTCTCTCCTTTTTTTTCAGCTATCATTTCAATAAATTCATCTTCTGTAATAATTGGTATATTTAATTTTTTAGCTTCTCTACTTTTCTTTGAAGACGAGTTAACATCATTATTTATTAAATAAGATGTCTTGTGAGAAATGCTACCACTACATCTGCCACCCAGTGTTTCAATCTTTGCTTGTAGCTCAGCCCTGTTCTTAAACTTATATACAGTTCCTGTGACTACAAATATCTTGCCTGATAAATCAACACATGTCGCGTCGTTGTTGCTTTGCGAACTGACTATTGTGATATAATCTAATAAACTAAACAGCATTTTTATATTTTCTTCATTCGCCCAGTCTTGAATTGAACGATTCATCACATCGCCTATGCCCTCAATATTATTCCAACTAAACCCTTCTATTAATTTAGATAAAAAATTTTCTAAAGATCCTTTACAATATATGCTTATTTTCCTAGAAGCATCACTGCCAATCAAAGGTATCCCCAGCGCATCAATAAATTTTTCTAGTTTTATCTTCTTACTTTTTTCTATAGCAGCCAATAAATTATCTACTGATTTTTCCCCAAAGCCTTCAAGTAAACTTATTTCAGTTTTATATTTAGCCAGTTTAAATATATCTACAAAAGAGCTGACCCATCCTAATTTTATAAATTTACTCAAAGTTGCTTCAGATAGTCCTTGTATATAGAAACCACTACGTGATGTGAAATGACATAGCTTACCAAGAAGTTTACCTTTACAATTTCCATTACTACAATACAATACCTTTGTATCTTTATTTTTGCGTATTTTTGTTGCACTACCACATACAGGACAAACTTTAGGAATGTCTATTTCTCCTTCCCCATCATTTTCGCAAGATTCTACTTGAGGAATTATCTGATTCGCCTTAAAAACATTCAATGTGCATTTTTTTGCAATGCCTAGTTTTTTCATAATACTTAAATTGTGAAGAGAAGCTCTTTCTACTATCGTTCCTTCGAGCTCAACAGGCTCAAAGACTGCTGTGGGAGTAAGAACTCCTGTAGTTCCCATAGTAAATTCCACATCAATTAATCTTGTTGGCTCTACCGTATCTTCAAATTTAAATGCAATTTGTGAGCGCAGATGATGACCTGTAGCTCCAAGAGACCTACCATAAGCTATATCATTATAACTTAATACTAGCCCATCAATTGGATATCCTAATTTTAAAGCAGTGTTTTTAAAGCTGTCTATTAATTCGCTTAGATTATCGCAATATGGTTTGCTATATATTTTTACAAAAGGGGTTGTTTCAAAATTAAGTTTATTTAACAACTCTAAACGATTAATAAACGAATTGTCATCACACCCCTCCTCCAACCTCCATCCTATGAAGCGAATACTTCTTTGTGCTGCGATATTAGCGTCCAGTAGTCGCACAGAAGCACTTACTAAATTACGAGGATTTTTATAAGGCTCTTCATTAGCAGGAAGATTATTATTAATGCGATTAAAATCAGCTTGTGATATAATTGCTTCGCCAGAAATCACTAATCTATTTTTAATAGGTAGTTTTTTAGGTATATTAATAAAAGTTTTTGCTGTGTGCAAAATATCTTCGCCTACCTTTCCGTCGCCTCTTGTTTCTGCTCTTACCAACTCGCCACCATCATAGGTTAAACTAACTGTTAAGCCGTCCAATTTTAACATCAAGAGACACTCCTGCTCTCCCATAAATTTAACTAAGTTCTTTATATCTTTTGTCTTATCTAGCGACAACATAGGGTACTCATGCACAATCTTGTCTAACTTACTTTTTACTTCATACCCCACAGTCTGAGTTGGGCTATTTATAAGCACAAAGCCTGTTTCTAACTCAAGTTTATTCAATTCGTCAAAAAGCTGATCATATTCAGCGTCACTAACACTAGGCCTTGCTAGATTATAATACTCATGTCGATATCTGTTCAATTGCTTTACAAGTTTTTTTATTTGTATGATTTTATTTTCCACAATATATTCCTTTCATATTATTTTAACTATTATCAGTATAGGCTCCCTCAACAGGGAGCGAAAAAACAAAATTCAATATAATTCTTGTTTGTTTCAAGAATATAAGTCTTTAAATTTTCTATAGATATATAGCTAATATTATCAATGTTTTTCAAATCTAA